ATACATTTGTCGATACAACAATATCAGCGGCAGAAGCAAGTGGACAATCTATCCTATCTCTTACTAGTACTACTGGTATGAATGTTGCCGATAACATCGGCATAGAATTAGATAATGGTACTAGACAATGGACTACTATTCTTACTGTAGATTCTTCTACTCAAGTAACTTTAAATACTACATTAACAGCAGCCGCAGCGGCAGGCAATACAGTTATAGCTTACACGAATAAAATAGCAGATAGACCATTACGTATCTTAGATATGAGAAAGGTCCAGTTAAACGAACAAAAAATATCTACTCAAATGGCCCAAATAGGCTATTCTGAGTATTTTAACATTCCATTAAAATCTACAGATGGTGCACCCCTTAATTTCTATTATGATAAGTTATTAGGAGCAGGTCAACTTTATGTATTCCCTAGACCAGATAATGTAAACTTCCTTTTAGAGTTTACCTACCATGAAGCAATCGAAGATGTAGATAACGGAACAGATAGTGTAGATTTCCCTAAAGAATGGATTCTACCACTAATATACGGCCTAGCTGCAGAATTAATGGTAGCATATGGTAAGTTCCAAGAACTTCCAATTATCCAAGGGAAAGCAGACCAATATAAAACAATAGCTAGAGATTTTGATGCGGATGAAGACCCGCTATTCTTATTACCTAGTGGTTACAATAATAACGACTTCCACTAAAAACAATAGGTAGTCGAAAAGCTTTTAAGAATTAACAAGTTACATTACAAAAATACGACACTTAGTGTAATAAAAAACATAGCGAAAACATTACAATGAAATTTATTCTGAAAGAAAAATTTATAATCAATTCTCCAAGGAGAGATTGATATGATAATAGACTTATTAGGTGGGACATACGAACAAAGGTTCAAAGACTGGAACTCCCAGCGTACTATCAATTGGTATCCTAAAGTCTCTAAAGAAGAAGAGAAGAATAAGACCAAAATCGCTTTAGTTCCAAGGCCTGGATTGACTCAACACGCTTCAGCCACTGGCAATTGTGTAAGAGGATTATTTACTGCTAGGACTTTAACAGAAGAAAGATGTTTCGCAGTAGTAGACACTACTTTATATGAAGTGTTCTATGATGGTACAATGACTTCTAGAGGCGCACTTACTGGCATTACTTCCGGTACTAAATCTAAAGTGTACATGGAAATCAATAATAACAGTGAGCTAATGATTCAAGACCCACAAGCTGGGTTTATTTACGATTTAGTTACAAACACATTAACAAGAATTACAGATGAAGACTACCCAGGCGGTGGAACATTAGCATACGCAGATGGCTACTTCATCATATCAGATAATAACGGTCGAGTCACATTCTCTGAGTTAGGCCAAGGTTTAGTATGGGATGGATTCAATTTCTTCACCCCTTCTTTCAAACCAGATAAAGTAAAAGCAGTAGTAACCTTTAGAGAAGAGATATACTGTTTTGGCGACGAGACTATCGAAGTCTATATCAATGATGGAGAAACCCCATTCATTCGCCAATCTAGGACATCTATTTATTATGGACTCACTGCACGAGATAGTATAGCAGCTTGGCATGGAGGAGTATTCTTCCTAGGCAAGAGCACTAATGGCGGTTCAGATATATACATGATGGGTACTAATTATGCACTTAACCCCATATCTACCCCAGCAATATGTAACAAGATTAATGAACAAACGAATGAGGATGCTGAAGGCTATGTATTTATCTCCAAGGATGGACACATATTTTATAACCTTCACTTACCCTCATTAGATACTACCCTAGTTTACGACATGTCTACAGGAATGTGGCATGAGAGACAATCTCAAAAGCCTACCTTAGACGTAGACGGGAACAAAAAACAAAGCGTTTATCGTGGCAAGTGTTCTGCTCAGTTTAAAGGATTGAATCTTTTAGGCGATTGGTACTCTGGTAAGATATTCAAGGAAGACGCTAAGGTATCAACAGATGATGGATTAGTAAGAGTATGTCACAGAATCTCTCCTATCCTCAATCAAGAATTAAAATACATCTCAGTCTACGAATTAGAAATAGATGTTAACTCAGGATTTGGAACAACTACTGGACAAGGTAGCGACCCAATCATGATGTTAAGGTACTCCATGGATGGTGGCAATACATTCGAAACAGAAGAGTTTATAGAATTAGGTCCTTTAGGCGAATACGACTTCAAAGTTCAAAAGTCTAAATTAGGAACATCTAGAAACTGGGTAATTGACTTTAAAATATCAGACCCAATAGATATCATTATTATGCAAGCTAATGTCCGGTCACAAGCAGGGAGTTGGTAAATGGCTAATACCGTTAATAAGATACCTTCTATAAACCTACCATTAACAAACGAACAAGGCGTTATTCATCCAATCTGGTATGAGTTCCTTCGTTCTTTTATATCTAGTGTAGGCGACACTGGAGGAGGCTCAGGCTCTGACAATACGGTTATAGCTGGAGCGGGTATCGTAGGAAATTCTTCTGTATCTACTGTAAACGTAGGACAAGGAGAAGGTATTATAGTAGGGGCTAATTCAGTCGGTGTAGATATTATCCATCAGACAAACGCTCAAGCAGCCCCAGAAGATGAGATATTAATAGCAGACGCTTCAATAGGCGGAACAATAAGAAAGACTAGTTTAAGAGATGTAGCTAACCTATCTCCTGGTACGTTCCCTGGAGGAGATACCTCTAATGTTCAATATAATAACAACGGCATATTTGCAGGCGATGCTAACTTTACTTATAACGGTGCAGGAGCATATACCCTAAAAGGTGCACTAACTGTAGATGGAACTACATTTACAACAACAGCTAGTACAGATAAATTTGTATTCCAAATTCCTGGAGGAACAGCTACAGACCACTATACTTTCAGACAGGTTCCTAGTACAGGGTCTTCAAACATGCCCGTTCGATTTGGTTCTTCATTATCATCTACTATAGTTATTATAGATAATGATTTAGATAATGCTGGAGGCACATTACCAGAATCTCGGTTAGTTTTTTCAGGAGCAGGGACTGGACGATGGGTAATGGGCTTAGATGGTCAAAGCTCTGGACGTAATTATGTATTCGCACAAGGTACTGGATTAAACACAAATAAAGTATATCAAATAGATGAGGCTAACAGGAACTTTGCTTTCATCACTAGTTGCCTTAGAAGTACTGCGGCAGGATTAACAGCCAGCACTACTCAGACTCAAGGTCAAGGTGCCTTAACCGCAGATATCAACGAAGTAGCTACAGTAGCAAATGCTAACGATGTTAGCACATTACCTACAGCTATAGCTGGCAGACACTGCTTAGTAATAAACAACGGAGCCAATACACTCCAAGTATTTCCAGCTAGTGGAGACAATTTAGGCGCAGGCGTAGATACGTCTACTACTATCACAACAGGTTCTAGAAAGTGGTTCGTAGCTTATGATGCTACTAACTGGGAACCAGTACTATGATGACTATAGAGTGTACGTCCGATGTACGTACAATTAAAGATACTATAAAAGACGACTACAACACAGTTATATTTGATGGTTGTCCTAGCTTTGAAGACTTCGAACCAGATACAGAGAATTCTCTCTGGTTTATTTTAAAGCAAGATAGTTATACTTCTGGTTTAATAAAACTAGAAAGTTTAAACTTAACTACCTGGATTCCTCATATTGTTATCAAACAAGAGTATCGAGGAAATGGTTCTGAACAGTGGGGCCTACTAGTAGTGAAGTACATGAAAGAAAGAATCAAAGACATTAATTTTTTAGTTATGACTCCTTATGAATCAGCTAAGAAATACGCGGAAAGAATGGGATTTAAACTTATTGGCGTAATGCCAAACTCTGTTAAGAAAGACGGTGAATTAATGAATCAATATATATTATCAGGAGACTGCTCATGATAGGTGGAGGTAGTAACGGACAGCAAGGTATAGACATTAGTAAATACCTAGTTAACTTTAATGCTGCAGATTGGGCTAACACAGCTAATAACTATTTAACCAGTGCGTTAAATCAGGGTATTGCTCAGTCTGAGAAATATAACAATGCAGCTATCAACGCTTCGAACACGGCCACAAGTCAAGCTAACCAAGCAATGGCTCAAGGGTTTGATATGTCTCAAGCGTTAAATGCTCCCCAAAGACTAGCAGGCTATCAAGCATTAGATGCTTACCAAGATAGTTTAGGACTAGCAAGGCCTACTGTAGGCAGTTTCCAATTAGCTTCAGCTCTAGAAAATCAAGCTAGAGGAGACGCTAATGTTCCAGGCCAGGCAGCAGTAGCTAACTCATTTAATCAAGGACTATTGGGACCTGTTCAGCAGATACCTCAATTTCAAGGGGGTCAATAATGGTAGACTATTATAATACAGGCAGTATAGCCGGACAAGTGGGAGGACAAGTCGGAGCGCAAGCAGCCGCAGGCGGAGCTGGAGCAGGCGGTACATTTAATGCTGCCAACTACTCCGGCTTAACAGATTACGAAAAAACCAAATTAGCTTCTTTGGCATCAGGTAGTGACTTCTTCATGGCCGATTCCTTTATGGACTCTATTAAAAACAAGTACAGTGCACAGCCTACTGTTATAGGTCAAGGTGAAGCATGGCTTACTCCTGATGAGTTAAGGGCCAAGACTAATGCATTAGAATCCCACTTATGGTCAGGCGGCGGCGGTTCAGGCGGAGGAGGCGGAGGCGCTGGAACCGGACAAGTCGGAGGAGGAGGCGGAGGCGCTGGAACCGGACAAGTCGGAGGAGGCCTAGGCGGTTTATT